TCGGGCCACAAACACTGACCGTATTGGACAGCTACATAAAAACCGAAATCAGAAATCGCAAATATGTGATGCCAGTTGATGGGTTGGTTTGGCTACGCACGGATCAAATTTTCAGCAACAAATATGATGACTTTGTGGTGTGTTATAAAGCTGGTCGCGTTGTTTACGTTGCGCCTGCATCTACCACCGCAGGTGACTTTTACATTTACAATCCGTTCACCGTTGGCGGTATAACTGGCACAGCGGTTGCAGTTCCACAGCAAGTCATCGGCTCACACAGATTTGTGACAAGTTCAAACTGGAAAACCTTGTGGCTGGGTGCGCCTTACTTTATGCAGATTTTACCCATCACCATCCACCGCGACAGCAACAAAGACAGAAACGTGGACAAGATGAACAAGCAACACGGTCTTTTTGGGATAAACTTTCACAAGGGTGGTTTAGGAAACTGGGTGAACAAACACTCGGCAGGCTGCCAAACAGTGCCGGACAAAGATTGGTTTGAAATTATTAAGAGATTTAACCCCGGTCAGGTGATTGATTTCACGCTCATTGACTAACCGCAGCAATCCTATCCACAAGGGTTGCCATATCTATTTTGCACAGATAGACCAATTCACCACACACCACGCAAGTAAGTGGTTTTGATTTGGTGTTGCGCTCATCTGGCATGATTGCATCGATTTTATAAAAACAAACCAAAAACGTGGGGTCATGATAAGGGTCATCGTTGACCGATATTCCCATATCTTCCAGCATCTCGGCTTGTTCGTTTGCTGCAATTACTTCAAGACACAATGGTATCTTAAACATAGAACTGCTGACAAAATGTGAACTCAGGCGTTACTTCGCTATCTCTTAAATTGGCGGTCAACGTCAGCCACATACTTCCGAGCGGTTTGGGTGGTCTGCCACGCTCAATGTGAAAACCACCAAATCCATCCTCATACTCCTCTTTATAGGTTGATGTTCTAATTTGGTGTACGTTGCGAGCCTTTATTTTCTTTTGATGGCTATCATAAACCTCAACCGGATTGATGTGATGATATAACTCATGCACGTGGCCTTGCCAAATGCAATCATAACCTTCCATTGATGCCATAAATCGTTGGTCTTGGATGACACCTTTTGTCACCGCACCGCCACCACCAAAGCCGTGATAATATCGCAGTGTCCATTTGCGCCTATGACCATTATCTGTGAGGTTGAATTTAAAATCTACCACTCCACCATAACCGCCAGCGTAAACATTTGCCCCGTGTGTGGTGTTGAATAGGTCAACAAACCTCTGTATTGGGTCGGTTTCCAATGCTTTCAGTATTGCAGTTTCGTGGTTGCCATAACCGACCAATAAAATATGGTCTTTGTACGGTGCAAACCAATTCACAGCGTCTTGGATTACAGCATCGATGTAGTTGGCTTTGTTGTGTTCAGGCCGGATATCTTTTTTTGAGCGTCTTGGGTCATACTTACCTTGCATCATGCAGAAAGTGTCACCGTTTAAAATGATTTTGCAGCCCCTTTTGACCGCTTCGTTCATGTGGTTTTTGAGTAAATCTCTGTCACACTTGGGATTATCCCAGTGCAGGTCACTCATAAGAAGCAGGTTGATTGTTTTGTCGCAATATACAGCGTGGATATTCCGGCTGATGCGTTTGGTATCTTTCACCATCTACCTATAAAAGTAGTTTTATTCTCGATGTGTAATAAAGTCCACAAAAGCCAACACAATGGGCAGTATATATAACATTATGCCTATGTCTTTCATAAAGAAAAAAGCCTATCCCTGTTGGGATAGGCGTTCTTGTTGGTAAATGTAACACTCTCGCACCTTGTACCAATGCTCCACACTGGGCAAGTCATCAGGCATTTGGCTGTAATCGTATGGCTGTGCTTCAATGACTTCTTCCTCGCAAGGCGGCAGCCATCTTTCTATTGACTTCGGTATTTCACGTCTAATCATGGCTAATCTCCTTTAATGCAATCGTGTCACTTCCTGCCACATACACAGCAGGTTGAATAATCTCACCGCCATCGGTTATGGGTGTCACGCCTTTTTCTTCTGACTTGTAAGCCCACTTTGCCATATCTTCAACGGCAGATAGTTGGTTTTTTGCGACAACCCATTCGTCCAAGTGGTCAAACTTCCACCGCCCAGCACCTGCCCGGCATTGTATTTCAAAACCCATGTGATTGAAAGTCTTGCCGTACATCTGTGCTTCGTTTATGGCTTGGGATTGTATCTGCTCTTTGGCGGCTTTGATTTGCTTTTCTAACCGAGTGAGGTGGCAGAACGCATCCAAAGCGGATGCGTTGCCTTCCTCAACATCAAACATCAATTTAACTACATCCATCATGGCTTCAAAATTATTATTTCCTTCCAATTTCCTGCATTTATCCAATCCACCAACTTGCCGAGTTTATCGTGCGCCCAATCCGGAATGTACTTGTCCTGACATTCAATCATTACTTTTGGATAATCGTATAGGCACCTGCCCAATCCAAACTGCACAGCAGCTCGTTTCATCGCATCGCTGATGCCACCCTTTTCAGGCTCTATGTTTGTCTTGCTTGCACCATCTTCGCGGTACACTTCGCGCTTGTTTACGGTCACGGTCAGGCGACAAAGAAAACCATTGCTGATTTCCCTAAATTCCGATGTCCAATTCTCCGGCCCAAATGCAGCATCAAAGCGATGCATAACACAACGGTTGTTGATGTAAGGCACCACAATCAATTTGCCTGTGCTGGTTTGACTTTGCACACGCCATTCAATCTCATTTGGCAGAATGGGTGCGGTTAGGATATTATTCATAGCTGACACCCTCCTTTTCAAGTCCTAATTCGTACATAAATTTGGCCTCTTGCAAAAATGCAATCAGTTCATCAATCTTTTCAGCAGGAATGGCAAACCTCTCGGTCTCGTTAAGATTGCTCCATTTGGCTGTAAAGCTGACAATGTCGGTGAATGATGAGTAATAAAACTCATACTCGCAGGTCGAAACCCTGCCGTGCTTGGTTCTGTGTTCTAAATCGTGTTTCATATTTGATTGATTTGTATGGTGCAAATATAGTATAGTTTTTTATATCTGCAAACTTTTTTCAAGATTTTTTTTGGCAATGTTTACAATCAACTCTTTACTGTAAACTTCCGCATGGTATCCCTTTTTGCGATACCTTGCCAGCACTCGGTCGGCTTCATGATTTGGCACGATGTCAAAGGATAGCATCTCAGCTTTCCAATACATGATGGTTGTATACAACTCCTCTCGCACGGCTATTCACGTATTGATAAGCAACATCAATAATCTGCTGTTCTTTCTTTGATTTGTATTTTCCCGGTGTGTTGAGCGCTTTGATAATCGTGGCGTAACTGGCAATGCCGTCGCAGTATTGCACTACCGCCATCACGTCGCCTTTTTGTTTATTCTCCTGAAAATGCTGCCTTTTTTCTTCGTATGTCATTTGGTTAGTATTACGTAATTATCAATCAATTCCTTTGCCTGTGTTTCAGCATCATTATTCTTTGTGATTTTCAACAGGATAAGATAACCAATTAAATCGTTTAGCGTATCTTCATCAGTTGATTCCATTCCTGCGCCACGTGCAATCCGGCTCAACTTGTCATCAATGCGGACAAGCAACTGCTCAACATTGTCTGCCTTGCTGAAAACTCTCACCGGGTTAAGGGCGGAGTTTCCATACTTGGCATTTTTGTCCAGCAATAGTTGTTTGATGCTGTCGCATGTAGCTTCAATTTTCTCTTTCATCAGAATGGCAGGTCATTTGTTTCATACTTCGCAGGATCGTCAGCCGTTGTTTTCGGCTTTTGCTCGAAGCTATAGGCTTTACCGCTACCTACATAGGTTGGTTTTACCCCCGCTAACCTTGCCTCTTTGGTTTGGCTTAATTGTAGCGTGTGGGTTTCGCCAAACTTTCCCTCACTTTTGCGTTCATTTAGCACCAGTTTCAGGTACTTTTTTCCGTTTTTGCCCTCTGTAATCAGTTCCTTTGGAACATCAGTCAGGCAGATGTCAATTACTATCATGTTGTATTAAAATAAATTTGTTTGTTTTAAATAAGGTTCTAATCTTTTTTTTGCAATGTTGCAATAATTTTCTGATAATTCACTACCTATCCAATTCCTTTTTAATTCATGTGCTGCAATGGCAGTTGTACCGCTACCCATAAATGGGTCATAAATTAAATCATTTTCATTGCTTGCTTTTGCGATTAACCATTTACTCCATTTTATTGGTTTTGGACAAGGATGTCCATAGTTTCCCATTTTTTCAATGTTAGTGCATTGGAAATAATCATGCATTTGCAATCCTTCCTTTTTACCATAAACTAATAATGGCTCCCAGTCATTAAATCCAATATATGCAGAATGACCGGGACTTCCTTTATACCAACATATTATCCAATCGGGTGGGTGGTTTTGATAAATAAATGGCAATGCTTTTATTCTACACGAAGGAAGAATTGACATTTTTGATATACGCTTTAATTCAGGTATTAACTTCAAAAACATTTGTTCCCAATTGTCTTTCGTGTCGTGATATGTATCATATTCTAAATCTACACCATAAGGAGGGTCAGTAACAACCAAATCAACATAATTATCAGGCATTTTTGCCATTGTTTCAAAACAACTTTCGTTATATATTTTATTAACTATCATATTGCTTTTGCTTTGTTTAGTTGTTTTCTCTTATAAGTCAGGATGTCAAGGTGCATCACAGCATCGAAATGGGTGCGGAATAGCATCAGGTTGTCAACACAATCGGTGTAAGTTCCAAATTCAGTAAGGAACTGCGGAGAAAAAAGCCGATATAAGCGTATGGCATAACCACCATCGGGCAGCTCAACCACGTGGGGCTTGAAAGGATTTATGAGTTTCATTGTGCAAATATACATTTTTAAACTTCATTGACAAACAACTCAAAGTTATTTTTTATGGTTTCAACACGGGCAGCGTAACGCCTGTCAATCTCGCAAAAATTGTCCACTAAATTAACCGCATGGATGACGGTTGAATGGTCACGCCCACCGCAAATGTTGCCGATATCCCTTAACGACATTGCTGTTTTGTATCGGAGTAGCCACATAAATATCTGCCGGGGTTCCAGATACTCACGCTCACGGGTTTTGTGCGACACATGCGTTGGCAAATAGCCATGATACGCTGACCTTATTGCAAGGTGAGCGGCTTTGACTGCGGCATCCTCATTGGTGATGTTCATTTTTAGCATCCGTTCCAGTTCCTGTATGCGGATTTGCTGATGCCGGATTGTTTCTTTTAGCTGCGACACCTCACTCATGCGGAATGTGGTGCGGCTGTTTGTTTTGGGTTGTTTTATTTTTGCTCTCATGTTGTTTCTACATATAATCCTGTTGCTGTATCGTAGGTAAAATTCTGCTGGCCTACTTTTCCCCAGTGGCTAAATTTTACTTTTTGGATATGTACCTCCACCGTGTTGTTGTCAAAGTTTCGGTAAACCGTGATGCCGTTATCGGTCTTATTAAAAAAGTTTGCAGAGCCGGCAATATCATAAAGCGTGGGTATGTCATAATTTTTGCCGTCACGCTTTGCAATCTTTCGGGGGTGTGCTACCAAAAAGCAATGCACATTATACCGCTCACAGAAATTTACCAGCTTATCCAATGACTGCCCAATGTATTTTGTTTCGCTTTCGCTATACTGATGTTCCAACTTGTTCCACGCATCAATCACAAACCAATCAATGTTCCTGCGGTTCTTTAATTCAGCCACCTTTGACAAAATGCTGTCAAGCGTGAAGTCTTTTTCCGGCTTTACGAAGTAGATATTGTTTTCCAGCAGCATCAGGGCTTCATATACTTCCTCTTGGTTCATCCTATTGTGGCCCTGAAATGGTCGCTGTGTGATTTTACGCATCAACTTGCTGATGTGCAACTCTACCGGGCGGTTTTCAGGGCTGTAAAACGCACCTTTCCATCCGTGTTTTTGCAGTAACTTGATAAGGATATGGTCTAAAAAGTCCGATTTACCGTGACCGGGTACGCCAGTAATGGTTGTCAAATATCCCTTATGGAATTTCAGCAGGCTATCAAATCCGAGCATACCCGTTCCGCATCCCTCTGGCAATCCGTAATTGTAGAGATTTTCAATTTCTGGCAGGTAATCTGTAATGCTGAACACTCCGACCATCGGAAACTCGGTTGCGTTATTGGCAGCATCACGCAAGGCAAATGCACCATTAAGCAAAAGATATTCGTTTGCATCTTTGCAGTCAGGAAATACAATGTAATCGCATTTGTCTTTACCAAACCGCTCTGCAATGGCATTGCGTAATTCAATGCCGGGCGCATCGTTGTCAACTGCGATGTGTATCTTTTCAATGTGGTCAAACATCGGCATAAAGCGGTCAAAAAAAGTTAGGTTTGGCTGCGCCCCGTTTGGTACGCTGATAACATTTTCAATCCCTGCTTCAATCAGTGATAGTGCATCCATTTCTCCTTCAACTATCCAAACCTCTTTTGCGGTTGCAAGGCAGTCAATGTTATATGGGATGAGTTCCGCCCCTTTGTGCATCTTGAAATTCTTTGAGCCATCCCGATATTTTGTGTTTTTCAACACCCCACCCTCAAAGTAATTGAAGCAGATGCAATTGACTTCCTTGCTAACCTGCGGCATCCATTCGGATTGTTCGGTGATTTGCATTTTGTTGAGTGTGGCGGCTGTAATCCTGCGGCCCTCAAACCATTTCAGCACCTTGTCGGATAGCGTGGTGTTGTTTTTCCATTCTGGCACTTCATATTTTACCACCTCCGGGCGGTCAATGATTGCACCTTTCCACTGGCAGTGCTGGCAATACCATGCCTTTTTATCCAAGTTGACTGATAGGCATTTATCGGTTTTCTTTTTCCGGGTATGGCTGCATTGCGGGCAGAGTGTTTGCACTTCGCCTGATGTCTTTCCGGCAGGAATTTCGATATTGTAAAATGCGTAGTTCAAAATACTAACCTTTCGTATTGACTTACAAAGTTGGCTTCAAATCTAACCTCATACGGACAATGTTTCAACTGCGACTTGATATTTTCCAGTGCCTTTTTTGCCTGCTCTTCGGTTTCACAAATCTGCATGATGTTATCGCCATGTGCAATCAGCCATTTTGGATTGGCAGTTTTCGCCTGTTCTTTTGTCTTATTCATACCCAGCCATTTCATGGCAGTAAGGTATAGCGATTTGTAGTTTTTATTGCCCTTGTAGTTTTGAATATCTTGGTAAATTTCATGCACCTGCTGTTCTGTATAACCTGCATCAATCAGTTTCTGATGCTCGGCAGTAGAAATAGAAAGGTGGTCAAAGTGTATATATATTTCTTCTTCTTTCTTTTCTTTCTTATCATTCTTAAATTCTTTAGTTGGTGTCATCTGCGTTTCATCTGCGTTTCGTTTGCGTTTCACCTGCGTTTCGTCTGCGTGTCGCTCGTCTTGGTAACACTCATATTTACAAATAGTTAGCCGTGTCGAAACAGATATGTTTTCAAGTGTAATCATGCCGTCAGTTTCTAGCATAGTTAAAAACCTACGTACCTTGCTTTTATCCGTGTTCCAGCGTTTAGCCCATGTATCAAGTGAATACACGCTTTGACCACGTTTGCAATCGCACAAAGCACCCTTAATCAGTACCTTTTTATCCTCAAAGTTTGCAGCAAGCAGGATGTCAATCCACCAATGCAGGTAGTTGCTATCTTGATATATCCAATGCTCGGAAAGTTTGCGGTGTATTTTTATCCAACCACCACTCATTGCACCTGCCCTTTCATAAATAAACGCTTACATTCTGTGTAGTAAAGCTGCTGCAATCCTAATTTGTGCATCTCATACTTGTAAACGGGCAGATGCTCTTTAATTGTACAGTTTTGTTTTTTGAGTTCCAACTGGATGATTTGGTTTTCCAGTTCTTCCAGACACCGATTGCAAATGTCGGTCGGGATAGGTTTGGGTTTTGTGATATTCATAAATACAAAAGACCCCACGCTTTCAAAGGTAGAGCCGGCTGGAAGTGAGCCGCCTTTTACTTGCGTGAGGTCTTTCTGATTATGCTTTGTCATTTCTTCCAATTTTCGGCAGGGGCTCTATTCCTGTTAATCCGATACGCAAATATACTACTTACTTTTTACTTTGCAAAATTATTTTCAACAAATTTCTGCTGCTCTTGCTGTGCATCAGCGTAATCAATCCGGCTTTGTATGGTAAAATACCACTGCCACCCCTTTTCCCATTCGTTAAATTGATAGCATCCCTGCGGATATGGGTTGATACCGTCGTGCAAATCGGCATCAAATTCGGCTGCGGCCTTGTGGCCTTGTTCAAATACTGTGTTCATGGCTGCAAAGTAATATAATAAATTATACTTATGCAAGTGTTTTTATTAAATAGTTATCAACAAATAAAAAATTATGGTAATTATTCCACAAACTTTGCATCCGTGCAACGCCACACGAAGATTTATTTCCAGCATTTTGGATATACGCAAGGCGATTTTATCCCATGTGAGGTATGCGGTGCGGTGGCAAATGATATTCACCACATTCAAGCACGGGGCATGGGTGGCAGCAAACACGCTGACCGCATTGAAAACCTGATGGCATTGTGCCGCAAACATCACGAAATTTACGGAGATAGGAAGCAATGGAAAGATTGGTTACAAAAGGTGCATGATTTGAAAATCAAACGTGAGTGACGAAAAGCCAAATCATAACAGAGATAGCAACGAGCAAATGGCTGCCGGACTTCTGCCAAAAAGTAGGAAAGCACGTCGCAAGCGATTTACAGCAGCATCTTTTGTTATTGCTCTGCGAAATGAGCGAGGACAAGATCACCAACTTGCACCAGAACGGAACGCTGATATTTTACCTTGTCCGGGTGGGTGTAAATGCAGTAAACGGCAACCGATACACAAAGTTTTATCGTGACCACCTACGCACCAATGAAACGCTACCCGATGACTACGATGACATGGCCGAGGATTACGACGAAAGTAATTACAGGCGTATGCAGGAAGCAAGGGAAGCAATCAACTACAAAGAGGTGGCGTTACACTTTAACCGCTCCGAATGGTACGTGGAGAAACTTTGGATGCTATACAATGAAAATCGCAGCATGGCCAGCATAGCCAAAGCCACCAAAATAAACTACAGAGAAATCAGTCAAATCATAAATGCCCTGAAAACCCAAATAAAAGAACGCTACAATGAACTTGGTTAATATAATATCCGTTGCCGCATTAGCGGTACTGCTATCCCGGTACTTATTCCCCCCGGTGATTAGCTTTGTGTTGAAAGTCAGCACACCGCACAGACCGATTTACAAACCCTGGGAATGTGGGTTTTGTTTATCGTGGTGGCTCGGCCTTGCCGTATTCATTCCACTTGCCGGGTGGTGGGGATTGCCCTTTGCTGCCTTGTCTGCTGTGTGTGGCAGTTTAATTGACCGTTACCTATGATTGAAATTTTAATATTTTCATTTATTTCGTTTGGCTTTGGTTATTTAATTGCATACGTAAGACATACAAAGTGATGACACCCGAACAAAAAGAAATTTGCCTACAACTGAAAGAAACCATTGAGCGTATTAACCGCACGGGAACCTATGCCCTTTCGGCTGATTACTATGCCAAACTAAACGAAGTACACCGCCAGTTATACGGACAGCCATTGCCAGGTTGCCGCTCATGTATGTTTGATGCTTTGAAACGATTATACCGAGAAGCCAATGCCTAAAATTATACATAGCGGAAACGCAGGGGATTTGATTTACTCCTTACCTGCCATGCGGAAAGCTGCCGAGCTGAAAGGCGAAACCGTTGATTTGTACCTGCATATAAACGTACCGGGCAAATACGGCAATATGTCGCACCCGATGGGCAACGTGCAGATGAACCGCAAAATGGCTGAAATGCTGGAACCTTTGTTGTGGGGTTTGGGTTTCATCAATGACATACACATCACAGAAAATGATGAGAAAGTTGATTACAATTTTGACCTATTCCGCAAGTTTCATAATTACACAGGGCATATCTCACAGTGGTATTTTCATATCTACCCGGAACTGACCTGCGATTTATCCGTGCCGATTAACTTTGATTTAGCACCCAGCCCCGAAGCATTTGATATTGTTTTAAATCGGACAAGCCGATACCACAACCCCACATTTGATTACACTGCACTCCGTCAATATCAGGACAGAATAACATTTGTCGGCCTGCCAGATGAGTTCCGAGTAATCAGCGCCAAGTTGCCAAACATAAAACACTACCCGGTAAAAGATTTTTACGAACTCGCACAGGTAATATCGGGATGCAATCTATTTATCGGGAACCAGTCAATGGCATTTGCAATCGCAGAGCAGATGAAGCACCCCCGTATTTTAGAAATATGCCCAACCGCTCACAACGTCATCCCTACCGGGCAGAACGGATACGGGGCATGGACAATACTTAACCTTTTACAAATAATTAAAAATGGCTGAAACAAGAAAAGCACACCAACGAAGATTGGCAGCAGGATTTTATGAAAAATACATCAAAGGGCAAGGCATTGACATCGGCTGCGGCAGAATAGACACGCACGATGGCGTGGACACCATCAGCTTAACCGATTGCATCCACCACGACAAAGACGACTGCGACGCAACCACAATGGATAAATACGCTGACAATACCTTTGACTACGTTTACGCTTCGCACGTGCTGGAACACCTTGACGAACCAGTTACTGCAATCCAAAATTGGTATCGCATTTGCAAACCGGGTGGGCATATAATCATGAGCATACCGCATCGTGATTTGTATGAGCGTAAAAAGACACTGCCGAGCCGTTGGAATTTAGACCACCGATATTTCTATCTGCCGTACTCATGTGAACCACCACATACTTTTAGTGTTGAGGGAATCCTATTACAAACAGGCATAAAGGAGTATTGGGATATTGAGGTAATCGACACGGCCACCAACGCAGACAAGCCTGAGGAACACAACAACGGAGAATTTTCAATCGAAGTAATAATCAAAAAAAATGCAGTGGGTAAAACTAACAAGCGTAAGAGCAAATCCAAATAATCCCCGTGTCATCCGGGATGAGAAGTTTGCAAAGTTGAAGCAGTCAATTATTGACTTTCCTGAAATGTTGGAAAAGCGGCCATTGGTTTGCTATACCGAGGGCGAGAAATATATCGTGCTTGGTGGCAATATGCGTCTGAAAGCATTATCGGACATCGGAGCGGCGGAAGTTCCCATCATATTAGCAGACGAATGGACAGAAGAACAACGGGCGCAGTTCCTGATTAAAGACAACGTTGGCTTTGGTGAGTGGGATTGGAACACACTTGCAAACGAATGGGATGCGGAACAACTTGAAGCATGGGGTTTGGACTTGCCCGGTTTCAAAGTTAATTCGGACGAACTTGGCACGGAGTTTAGTTTGCCCGATGGGGATAAAGCACCATTTCAGCAAATGACATTCACAATGGCAGACGAACAAGCGGAGCAGATAAAAATGGCTATTTCGGATATAAAGCTAACAAATGAGTATAAATACTCCGAAACCTTTGGAAACGAAAACAGCAACGGAAATGCGCTGTATTTAATTATCATGCAATGGGCAGAGCAAAAGAAATAATCGTTAAGGTGATTCCATCATCCATTGCAAATGCGTTTGTAAAGAAATGGCATTATAGTGGTAAAGTTGTTCCGAATAGCACATTGCATTTTGGTTGTTTTTTGGATGGTGATTTGCACGGGGTAATGAGTTACGGAAATTCAATGGACAAAAACAAAGTTTCACAAACTGTTAAAAATACGGGGTGGAATGAATTTATTGAATTGAACCGAATGGCGTTTGATGATTATTTGCCAAAGTATTCCGAATCGCGGTGTATTGCCATTAGTATAAAATTAATCAAAAAGAATGCACCACACATAAAATGGATTGTGAGTTTTGCTGATGGTAGCCAATGCGGTGATGGATGTATTTATCGGGCAAGTGGATTTCTCTTAATTGGATGCAAGGTGAATAAACAAATTTTAGAATGGGATGGAAAAATTATTGCCAAAAAAACATTGGACAATGCCAATTATCCCAAAATTAACGGGAAGTATTATAGCAGACATTTATTGGAAACGGGAAAGGCAAAACCATTAGCGGGATTCCAACTAAAATACATTTACCTAATTGACAAAACTTGTCAAATCACAGTACCCGTTTTACCATTTAGCAAAATAGATGAAATGGGAGCGGGTATGTATAAGGGCAAAAAAATAACCCTGCAAGAACGCAGGGCTAATTTGAGCGGTGAGGTAGACTCGAACTCCAATTCTAAACTGGATGTTTAGCGTGTTACCAATTACACTATCACCGCTTATATGAGACAAAGATAAACAAAAAAAACAAAGAAACAACAGTGAACGAACAAAATTTGAAAAAATTTGAAAAGGGTGTCAGCGGAAACCCCAACGGCAGACCAAAAAAGTTTGTGACTTTACTGAAAGAACACGGCTACAAAGTCAGCGAGGTTAATGATACCGTGCAGGCAATGCTGGCAATGACATTGGATGAACTTAAGGAAGTGTGGAATGACCCAAAGGCCACCATCCTTGAAAAGACCATTGCCAACGCTATGCGAAAGTCGTTGGAGAAAGGTAGCTTGTACAGCATTGAAACGCTGCTATCCCGTGTGTATGGCAAACCAAAAGAAACGGCTGATGTAAACCAGACTGTAACCGGGGAGATTAAAATCACATTGGACTTAGGAGAATAAAAAAACCCACCAACTTTCGCCAGTGGGTTTCACAAATCACAACCCCTTGTTTTTTGTTGGTGCAAATATAAGCAAATGAAAAGAAAATATCACGTTTTAAAAAACAGAGCCAAAACATTAAGGAGGATACAATTTCACCTGATGCTAATCAAAAGCCGCACAATTCTTAATCTTTATCGAGAAATAAAAACCTGCAAAATATGAAAGTACTCGCATTATGGAATGGCATGGGTGGGGTTGAATACCACCGCCTGTATGTACCACTCAAACGATTGCAGATTGACCACGCTGACGAAATCGAGGTGGAAGTATCGCAGGAGTTCAACAAATCAGGATTACCAAATTTAAAGAAATATGACCTTGTACTATTCAACAGATATTTGGGTGCTGACCACTACGAGATATTGCACTTTTTGGCAAAGCACGGCATCCCGTACATTATCGACATCGACGATTTTTGGGAACTGCCGAAATACCACCCGACGTATAAGTATTTCCGTGAGCATAAATTGAAGTCAGCCATTGTGGATGCTATCCGCTACGCTGACGGAGTGACCACCACCACACCGCAACTGGCTGCTGAATTGCGAAAGTTGAACAGGA